CGCAACCGCAAGTGGTGCAGGTACATCAGGTCAAGGTAACGCAGGTGGTACAGGAGTAGGAAATACTCCTTACAATGGTGGTGGGGGTGGTGGTGCAGGTGCAGTGGGTGGCGCAGGAACTACTACTGGTGGAGCAGGTGGTGCAGGAACGTCTAATAGTTATTCAGGCTCTGCTGTAACTTACGCAGGTGGCGGTGGGGGTGGTGGCGAGACTTCTACTGGTGGTGCAGGTGGATCTGGTGGTGGTGGCAGAGGATTTGGTTCAGATGGAGCAGGTGCAGCAGGAACAGCTAATACTGGTGGTGGTGGTGGTGCAGGTGGTTCAGCCATAGAGCTTGCAGGTCAAGTTGGTGGCTCTGGTGTAGTAATCATTCGCTACTTAACATAAGGAAAATAATGGCATACTCAAGAGTAACATACACGGGGGATGGTGCAGCGAGAAGTTTCACAATACCCTTCCTATTCTTAGATAGAACTCACGTTACAGTAAAGGTAGCAGGTGTACTGAAGACACTAACCACAGATTATGTGTGGTTAACTGACTCCACAATACAATTCGTAACAGCACCTGCTTCCCCACTTTCTATATTCATAGAGAGGGTAACACCTACAACTACAAGGCTAGTAGACTTTCAGGATGCCTCAGTACTGACAGCATCTGACTTAGACTTATCAGATAACCAGAACTTCTACATAGGGCAAGAAGCTATAGACAGGTCAGATAATATCTCTACTGTGGATATATTTACTACTGTTACAGACTACACAGCAGGTTCAACTACTCAATTAACCATGAGTGCAGGTACTGATGTAACCGCTAATGTTGTCACTATAACATTTGATGGGGTGGTGCAACACTCTAATACATGGAGTTTAGCTCTAGGTGTTGTTACGTTTAACTCAGCTATACCAGTTGGCACAAGTGCGGTACAAATAGCTTATGCAGCCCCTGTAACCGCAGGTTTTGGTGATGGTTCAGTAACAACAGCAGCTTTAAATGAATCTGTATTTGAGGGTTTAACTACAACAGTGCCTACAGTATTGGATAGTGTACCATTCGCAGATCAATCTAGTGCAGGAAATAAGAAGAAAGCAACATTACAGGCTGTTATAGACTTAGCTCGTGCCAGTATTATACCTGCGGGTATAGGCCCACTACCTTATGCAGGTGGTACAGCACCAACTGGTTGGCTATGGTGTCAAGGACAGGCTGTATCTCGTACTACTTACGCTGCACTGTTCACTGCTATCGGTACAACTTGGGGTGCAGGTGATGGTTCAAGCACCTTTAATGTACCCGATCCTAGAGGTAGAGCAGTAATTGGTGAGGGTTCGGGTGCGGGGCTTACAGTTAGGACTCTAGGTGCTACTACAGGTGCGGAAAATCACACACTTACTGTTGGTGAGCTACCTCCTCATACACATACAGGTGGTACTGGGCAGTCTCATTCTAATGATCCAGAAGCAGGGGCAGCTATGAAAGTTGGTAACTCAGCTAATACACTTCCAACAGGATCAGTAGGTGCAGGGGGCGCACATAACAATATGCAACCGTCTGTTGTAGCTAAAATGATAATAAGTTATTAATATGAAAAAAGAAATCATTAATCAAGGTGCACACTTATGAAACCTTGGCTCCGTAGGGCGGGCTTAGCGATCATGCTGAGTGGGAGTGGTCTCAGTACTATTGCTCTTCATGAAGAGTTCCGTAGTGAAGCCTATAGACCCCTTAAAACGGATCGTGCGACTATAGGGTTCGGAAGTACCTATTATAGTGACGGATCTACAATAAAGATGGGAGACACCATCACCGTGGTCCAAGCACTGGTACTATTAGTACATTCCACAGACAAACTAGTAGAACAACTAGATGATCTTGTTAAGGTCCCACTCAAACAGCATGAAGTAGATGTGTATGTAAGCTTCATGACTAACATTGGGGTGGGTGCCTTCTCCAGATCTACACTATTAAAGAAACTAAACGATGGTTATTACGCAGGAGCTTGTCAGGAGATGGGTAGATGGATATATCATAAGGGAAAGAAGGTACAAGGCTTAATCAACCGCAGGGAAAGGGAGATGAAACAATGCTTCGGACTATAGTTAAAGAAGTGATAGATCAAGTAGCACATTGGCTTACAGCATTTGTACCTGCACTACTAATACTATGGCAACCTATATGGTTCGTCTGGTTAGTTCTGCTTTTCCCCTTGTCGAGGGAGTACTATCAACATGGTAGACGGGTAACAGTCTGGAGGCGTGACCTCTGGTTTGCTTATGCAGGTATTCCCTGCGCTTATGGAGTATATTTTACAGCACTACATTTTAATTACATTTAATAATAAGGAGTTTGGCATATGTTAGCATGGCTTAAAGCAAGATTGACAGAAAAGAGTACTCAAACAGCAGTGGTTGGGGCTTTAGTATGGGGTGGCGCACACTTTGGATTAGAACTAACAGTAGAGCAACAGCTACAACTAGCTACTGTCGTGGCATTTGTATTTGGACTACTAGTTACTCTTATTAAAGAACAAGGTTCAGAAGACTAGCATGGATATAATGGTGTATGTTACCCTAGCTTATACACTTATCCTTATTGGTATGTATGGGTGGAGAAGTTACACCGCCCGTCAGCTAGATGCTGCCCTAAAGGAGCTTGCAGGTTTACAAGCTCTGGGTAAGCATCAGTCTAAAACTAGTATCAAGATAGATAAACACAATATGAAACTCAAAGAGGAACTAGATGCGGAATTTACAAATACTATTAATACTATTGACTCTGACGGGGTGTCAGACTCTCCTAGCACCCGCGATTTGTCCAGACCCCTTGAGCAGCTTTCCAGAAGTGAACTACAACGAAGACTGATGAAGGCAGAAACTGCCCTCGATACTATTTATAAGTGGAAAAATAGAGTTCAGAGGTAATATATGACTACTATTATAGGAACTCGCAAGGGGATTTACAGTGATTCACAAGTTACAACAGGAGCTTTACCTTATTTAGCTGAGAAGATAATTATTATAGACAGAACAATCATTGGATGTGCAGGAGATTGTGTAGCCATTGAGAAGTTCCTAGCGTGGTATAACGATCCAGATGAAGATGATACACCAGAGTATGATGAAACAGAGGACTTTGCAGCATTGACACTTAATGCTAATGGTTTGTTCTTCTGGTGTAGCACATTCGGACCAGATAAGGTGATAGGGAAGAGTATGTGTATTGGTAGTGGAGCGATGGTTGCTCAGACTGCTATGCACCTCGGTAAAACACCTGAACAAGCAATACGAGTGGCAGCGCAGCTAGATGTTTTTAGCAGTCTACCAATACAAACACAGCTATTACACAAAGGGAAAAAGAAATGACAGAGCAGGATAAGGTTGAATTTGAATTAATGAAGGTAGAAGTAAAAGCACTACACGTTAAGCTAGATAAATTAGACACTTCAGTAGAGGCATTACTGGATGCTTGGACAACTGCAGATGGTATGGTTAAGATGGTGAAAATATTATCAACAATAGCTGTTACCTGCAGCGTATTCTGGTTCTTAGGGAAGGATCTGCTTGAACAAATCTTCTCTATTACCCCCAGAAACAAATGAGTAAGGATACAGCTACACCTCAGGAGTTAGAACAGCTACACAGCCTGATGGCTAAGACACTAGCTACTATGATTAAAGAAGATCCTACTGCTAGTACGCTAAACGTAGCACGCCAGTTTCTAAAAGATAATAACATAGAAGCTGAAATAGTAGATGGCACTGAACTAGGCAATCTAGTTGAGTCACTACCATTCGCTGGATTGAAAGCTGTTGGCAGGGAATAAAGAAGTAGTCGACCCTATCAAGGAAGACTTTAGAAACCTTCTGTACCTAGCGTGGAAACACCTAGGATTACCTGAGCCAACACCAGTACAATACGACATAGCTTCCTATTTACAACATGGACCTCGGCGTAAAGTCATTCAGGCTTTCCGAGGGGTTGGTAAAAGCTGGATCACAGCTATATACTGCTTATGGTTACTTTATCGTGACCCTAATGAGCGTATACTTGTGATCTCAGCTTCATCCGATAGAGCACGTGCATTTACAATCTTCACTCGTAGACTTATTGGGGAGATGGACCTTCTCCACCACCTACTACCTAGAAAGGAACAACGTGATAGTGCTATTAGCTTTGACGTTGGGCCATCTAGGGCACATCAGGCTCCATCAGTTAGATCTGTTGGTATAACGGGCCAGATGACAGGTGGTCGTGCATCCCATATTATTCTTGATGATGTGGAAGTACCTCGTAATAGTTTAACCCAAAGTATGAGAGATCAGTTATCTAACTCAGTTAAAGAGTGTGATGCTGTTCTTATACCTGAGGGTAGCATTAGTTATCTAGGTACACCACAGACTGAGATGTCATTGTATAATACGTTACCTAAACGTGGCTACGAGATAAGGATCTGGGCTAGTAGGTATCCAACAGCTGAAGCTATGAAGTCAGAGTTGTACTCATCTAGACTAGCACCATTCATCAGGGATCATATGGAGAGTGAACCTTCTCTCTCAACTGATTGTCACGGTAGGGGAGCTGCAGTAGAACCAACTAGGTTCGATGATGCAGATCTATTAGAACGAGAGATGTCCTATGGTAGATCAGGGTATAACTTACAGTTCCAATTGATAACAGCTCTATCAGATGCTGACAGGCACCCACTCAAGATTAGTGACTTCATGGTCATGGGTATTGATGGTGGTCATGTAGCACCAGTACAGGTAGCGTGGGGATCAGGAGCCAGTGAGATAATAAATGATATTGAATGTGTAGGGTTAGAGGGTGATAAGCTCCTACGACCTATCTTCGTATCTACTGACTTCAAGGAATACCAAGGGACTGTACTATCAGTTGATCCTGCAGGTAGAGGTAGTGATGAACTAGCCTTTGCTGTAGTATCTATGATGAATGGCTTCCTATATGTTAGAGCTTGTACAGGACTACAGGGTGGCTACTCAGATGAGAACCTACAGAAGATAGCTGATGCAGCTAAACACTATAAGGCTACTGAGATATATGTTGAGAAGACATTCGGTGATGGTATGTTTAATAAGCTACTAGCACCATTCGTTAATAGAACATACCCGTGTCATATAGAGGAGATGAATAGTAACAAACAAAAGGAACTAAGAATCATTGATACACTGGAGCCTGTACTACAGGGACACAAGGTAATTATATCAGAAGAGTTAGTTAAAGCTGACCAAGTAAACTATAATCACTACCCTGAAGACTCAGCTCACCAGTACCAACTACTATACCAACTAAGTAGGATAACTAGAGATAGGAAGTCCTTAAAGCATGATGATAGGTTAGATGCTCTATCTATGGCTATAGCTAGATGGGCTGAACAGATGGATAGGGATACTGATAAGGCTGAAGCTGAGCATAGAGGCAGGTTACAAGATCAGGACCTCCGAGACTTTAAACGCCTCGTACTAGGAGGATCTAAACAGGCTAAGGGTTGGACTAAGGGGTGGGAATAGTGTATCCTGTAGTTAAACAAGAGGTTACAGAATATCTAGCCTCTATCCCCACAGTATAGGATAAGGGGATACTAATAGTGTACTAGTAGTTTGGCTGATGGTTTGGCCTATTACTTATGCTCAATATCCTATTACCTATGTTCAATATCAAACATGTATATATCTCGGAGTACTATTTGTTACTAAAATATGAGAGGGTACCTTATATACCGCCATGGACCTTCTCCCCCCTCGACCTCTGGTCAAACCTGTAGAAAACCAGCAGTCAAACAACAACAAGGCCCTAGCTGCCAGCCTCAGGCCAGCCTCCATGTATATACAGCTGGTGAGCTGCAGGTTTAGCTGATGGTGCGCTACAGGTTTAACATTGAGCACAACCAGCAGTTAAACAAGGGGTGAACGATGGGTACTGTGGTGGTGGTGTGGCTGCTGGTGTGACTGATGGTTTAGCTTTAGGTGTTCATGGGGCCCCTACTGTTTTTTTATCTGGTAGTTAAACCAGTAGACAACCAGTAGACAACCAGTAGACAACCAGTAGACAACCAACAGACAACCAGTAGACAACCAACAGATAACCAAGAGAATACTACATCTACTAAATAGGTGTGATGTAGATATACATCTACTTGACACAGGGTAAACCTTCAGGCATACTACAGTCATTGGGTAGCAGCACTAGCCCTTAACTGCAACACTTAGGAGACTTACCGAATGACTATAACCACAGATCTAGAGGTAGCATTTAAAAGATTCGATGCTATATATACAGAGAAGCAGGTTGCCTACTATACTGAGCGATACAGCGCATACATTGAGTACAGAGATAGTGTTGTATTTAACCCACGTTTTAATCGTGAAGAATACTATGCAAAAATAGCTAAGTTTGAGAGTATATGTGGTGGTGCTGGAATGTATAATGATTTCAAGTATGCCAAGAATATCAAAACAGTTACAGAGTTGGCAGTGAAAGCATCCAACTTTATTATCAAGAAAAGGAACTTTAGAATAGCAAAGAAGCTAGAGGCTGTTGGTATTACTAGAATCATCAAGTCAAACCTCGAGTATAGTGCTGATGGATTCCATGGTTGCTACATGGTAGAAACAAATGACGGTAGCAAGGAAATCAACATTGAGACAATCTTAGCAGGTGGTTATAACATCCAGAGATTACATTACAGGACACTGGTTAAAATCTCTAAATAAATTAATTTGGCCTGAGGGGTTGACAGTACATAAACCTTCAGGCATACTTCAGACATCGGGTGGCAACAAGCCCTTAACAGCAACACAGGAGACTTACAAAATGAAGACATTACTAATGGTAGAAAGTATGTATCTTGCACAGTGCGAGCTTACAGGAAAATATAATCAAGAACGAAAAGAACTTAAAGAAGAACTACTGCACACCAAAGCGGTTGTACGGGAAATACGGGAAG